AGTTTGCACCAGTTTGTGACCCGTCACCATCAACCAATGCTGGGTGTGCGCTTCCCGAACACCAACTGGCGAGGATAATCCTGCTCACTGCCATCAACATACTCATAGATGGCAACTTCCATGTAATCCCAACCGCGCGTCGTCTCCCTGTCCATTGCATACCAATCGTCGAGATTCTCAATCAAAAGAAAGTCAGAGTAATCACCCCACTTGTATTCGGGCGCAATCTTGCAGGCATACTCAAAAGCGTCATTCATCGTGAACAAAACTTTCGACAAAACCTTGTAGCCGTACTCGTCGTCAACGCGACACACGGCATACGCAACTTTGCAAATGTTAGTGCCCTCAAAGGCTTTGCAGTTACGCAAAAGTTCCGTGTGCGCCTGCTCAAACTTCATCATCTCAAACGTATCCATTACATTTCTCCTTTTCTGTTTCCACCCCATTGGTGGAATCGGTGGCACCGAAACTTAGCCGACCGCTAAGAACCGATGCCACCTCACCATCAACCGAACAAGTCTCGTAGCCAGAAACTTCAGAGCCTAAGCCAAATCATCTCCGCACCAGTCGCACTTGCGACCTTCGTAAAGAATCGGGTCATCTGCAAACAAGTCTTCTGCCAACGAAACTTGTGAACGCTTGTGCTTTAGGCAGTATGTGTACCGCCCATCACCCCACGCCTTCGGTTGGCGGTTGTCGTCGTTCACGACCAAATCCCTGATAGTCATCACTTTCTCCCATTCTCATACTGACGAACAAAATCGTTTGTGATGTTGACAATTAGCGCACCGCTAACAGCCAACAAAACCCAAGAATGAACAGGCACCGGACCCTCACCCTCAAGCCCACCAACACTGGCAAGCGTGGCGACAACCGACAGAGTTGTAAGCCAACGCTTGAAACGCAACCACTTGCGACGGTCTTTCACATACAACATCACAACACCCCATTTCTGTTATCCAACACCCGTAGGTGCGGAATCGAACACACCGAACTTAGCGCACCGCTAAGAACGGTGTGTTCTCACCGCAACTAAAAGTCACGAACCAGAATCACTCACCCCCTTCCTGAATCAAACCCGCCACACAAACAGGATTCGACAACGAATTCACCGCATCAGCACAAGCCAACGCGCGACCCATGTCAGCACAATGACGATAAATGTGGAACTCGCCGTCCCAAGCCTGCACCCAAACCTCTGGGCCGAAATCGCCGTCCTCAACGAACGCCGAATGAACCTGAATAACAGTCGCCATGACTGCCTCCTTTTTCTGTTACGAAACTTAGCGACACGCTAAGAAACGACTATCCGCTCATAGATAGTGTGCGACCCACAAGCCCCAGAGGGCAAGGCTTGTGAATCGGCACCACCGACGAACTAACGGTGAATCAGATTTGCGCCTGCAAAGCCGCAATCGCCTTACGAATCTCGGCCTTCGTGCGCTTCGCGGCAAAACCCTTCGCCCACTTGTCCGCATCGAACACCGACGCCGTAGCCGACGAACGACCACTGACCTCGTTCAGAGTCCACGACGACGCCGACTCCGCCGAATCGTACGTGCGGTAGCACTTCAGAGCGCGCGACACCTCCACCACCATCGTGGAAACCTTGCGCCCCGTCTCGCTTGCCACCGCCGTTGCGATTGCCTTCTGCACTCCGCGCTCGCCGTTCTCGACCGCTTGCGCGATTGCCTCACCGAACGCCCACAGGCGCGCGGACGCTTTCTCGATGGATTCGACGTACGCCACGCCAGCCGTGATTGCCTTCGTTGTCGTGTTGTTGTTCGTTGCCTTGTTCATTTTCTTTTCCTTTCTTAGCGTTGCGCTAAGAACCATAGGCACCACCCGAATTGGCAGTGAACCTAGACAAGGCGCCGTGCCTTGCCACTATCTAGCGTGCCTCTTGTGGTGCATGGGTTTCCCGCCCTTATTGGGCTTGGGGATTGTGGCGCGAAATGGCGCGAATTGGGGCGGAATGGGCGTGTTTCGGCGTCACAAGGGAGGGGTGCATGGCCCCCCCTACGCCCCCAAACGTCAGGGACTCCTTTGGTGCGTGGCGGTCACGGCATAACTTTAAATTCTGGTGTGACGCGTGTCACATGGGGTGGGGTGTTTTTTATAGTCACCCGATAGGGCTGGTGAGGCAGGGGTCGAACCTGCAACCTACGGATTAACAGTCCGTTGCACTGCCATTGTGCTACTCACCAATGGTCAGTTTAGTTTTAGGACCCTTTGACCCACTTCTTGTTTTTCGGCTGTGATGTTTTCTTGGGGTCCCATTTAACCTTGTCAGCCCAGTAAGCGGCAGACATCGGGCCACGAGCAATGTTCTTTGCGTGACGGCTGGCAAACGCCTGCTGCTGTCCACGGGTCTGGTTGGTTTTAACACCTTGCTGCCCGAAACGGATGGTCTTTACTTGACCGCCTGAACGGGCTACGACAATGTGGGATTTGGTTGGGTGTCCGGGTGTCCGTTTTGGCTTGTTGTAGCCCGACACTCCTGCACGTGCCAGTCGGGGGTCTGCTTTTTTAGCGGCCATTGCTGTTCCTTGCTTTGCGGCCAGCAGCCTTGGCTGCAGGCGTGTTGGGTACAAATTGTTTACCAGCCTTGGTGCCTTCACGCTTCTTGCGGCTGGTTGCCGCATATTCGGCGGATGACAACGACCTGATGGCTTTCTTTGGCAGGTACCGTTCCCCTGTGGCTTTGGGTCCCTGCGTGGACGGTTTACCGGACTTGGTTCCCCAGTCCTCTTTAGTCCATTTACTTAGCGACTTTTGTGATGCTGATTTGGGGCCGCTGTAGCCCCCGCCAGCCTTCTTGTACTTTTGTGCCAGCAGTTGCGCTTTTCGGGCTGACCATTGGCCGGGGCGACCACCGTCGCCTCCAGCCATGACCTGCTTCTTCAACCGCTCCCGCAAAGCGGGGTTGCTGTAGTTACTTGGCACGTTTACGTGCCTTGGAAGCATACTGGACTTTCATCCCTTTTTGTGCGGCAGCCTTTTGGGCAGCCGCCTTCCCCTTGGGTGTGTACGCGTAGTGTTTTGAACCGACCTTTGGCATGTGATGTTAACCTTTCTTTCGGGCCTTGTGATGTTATCACCGGCCCTCAAACAGTTTTATTGTGACCCCCCCTATAGTCCCCCCCGTTTGTAACATCGGGTGACAAACCCGATAATCTACATGAACGAAAACATCACAACCCTGACACAAGAACAGCAACGCTATTTGGATTGGCTATGTACCGCGCCAGCGGAGCGTCAGCCAGCACTAAAGAAAGACATGGCTGATGCTTTGGGTGTGGATGTCACTACGTTGCGGCGTTGGGAAAAAAAGCCGTTCTTTAAGGATGAGTGGCAGAAGCGGGTTGATGACATTCAGGGGTCACCTGAGCGGACACAAGCCCTATTGGACACTTTGTACAAGAAGGCTTTGGATGGGGATGTTAAGTCTGCCCAGTTGTATCTGCAGGCCACGAACCGTATGGCTCCGCCTACGGTTGAGGTAAAGTCCGACCGCAAAGCCGCCGATTTGTCGGACGACGAGTTGGACAAGTTGATTGGGGCGATGGCTGCGCGCGAAAAGCAGCAGCGACATCTGAAGGTGGCATGGTGAATATCGTCGAGTGTGAGCGGTGTGGCGAGGAGTATCCACAAAACTGGGGTTCGTGTCCATTTTGTGAGACTGGGGAACGCCCACCCCTAGGACATTTCAGGGGGTCTGATGAAGAAACTTAGTTTGGTCACAATCTTGACCATGATTTTGGTCACCGCCTGCGGCGACCGCTACAGGGCACCCGAGTGTGTGCGTACCAAGAACAAGGCTTTGTCAGCCCAACCTAGTGATGTGACGGTTGTCTGTGCGCAACCGTAAACGTTACACCGCCGAGGAACTAGATTCCAGACTGCAGTTTGCTGTCGGTGTGACGCTGTGCGTCGGACTGTTGACCCTGTTGCTGTCCAGCCTGTACGGGTTGCTGTTCGTTTATCAGGGCGACTCGTTGTCGCCCGTTGATGCAGAGTTTTTCAAATTGATGAATCCCATCGCCATGTTCCTGACGGGAACATTGGCTGGGATTATGGCATCCAAGGGTCTCCCTAGGAAGAAGGATGGTTCCGATGACGTGGACGGCTGACCAAATCTTGATTGAACTCAGGGCTGTGTATGGGGCAAACTTGTCGTTTGCTGATTGTTGGGCACGGTGGAAAGCAGACCACCCGGACTATACGGATATGACGGCATTGTCATGGTATGTTACAAACGGCGCTATTGGTAGTACATACGCTGATGCCGCATACGACTACTGGCATACTTTGGCAGCCACAATTCAAATTCTTACTGAGAGTGGGAGCCATATAACCACAGAGTCGAAGCAGCATCTTGTAATCGAAAGTTAGGTTTAGATGGCCAACGTAAAGATTTCTGCCCTGCCTGCCGCCACTAGTGTGGCTGCGGCTGACGTGCTGCCCATTGTTCAGTCTGCCACGACGAAGAAGGCGACGTTTACTGACGTCGCTGGTGCCGTTGGGGGCGTGCGCGTGTATGCGTCTGCTGCCGCACGTAACTCGGCTATCCCTAGCCCAACCGAGGGTATGTTCATCTACCAAACAGATAATGACCAGTTGCTTGTTTACAACGGCTCAGCATGGGTATGCCTCACCCCACAATCAGACACACAGAACGCCTCGGTTAACAACCCGTCAGGTACAGCATTTGCAGCATCATCTGGTACTGACCCAGCAGTCACACTGCAAACAGGAACGAAAGCCCTCATCACAATTTCAGCCAGAATTTCTTGCGCTGGAAACTACAATTTTGTTGGATGTGCGGTTAGCGGGGCATCAAGCATTGCTGCGATTGACGATAACTCGGCGTCTGTTGGCG